TTTAGATCTAACAATTTAGCACAAGGCGACTAATAATAACAGGGAGTTATAATAATGGCATTCGTAACAAATGGCGCAGGTGATGTTATATCGTTTGCAGAATACACAGACGTAGTACAGACTGACCAGAGATTATTCGAAGAGAATCGTATAGTAATACCTGAGGAATCAGGTTTTGCAACAATACAGGACTTTATAGAAGACATCTTGGAAAAGAGTACAAGTCGTATTCTGTTAAAATTAAAAGCATCAAGTTGGTGGTTAAATTACAATGCTTATGTCAACAACTATGTTAGCGACATAAACAATCTTCCCAGTGTAAATGCGAATCTAATAGATCCGAATAATTTACAGGACAGAAGAAGTCAATTTACCACATTATGTGTCAGTCATGCCCTAAAAGAAAGTATACTTCCGCTCATTGCAGAATTTACAGAAGATTCACCAGACATAGCAAAGATTCAGTTCTATGATAAAAAGTTTAATGACTTATATCAGGAACTTATTTCACTTGCAGACTGGTATGATTATGATAATTCAGGAACTGTTGAAGCAGATGAAAAGCTCACAACATTCTTTAGAACCAGAAGAACTAGACGCAGAGCTAGTATAGTGAAGGTTAGATAATGGCTATCAGAGATGATCTCATTACAACCATAACTACTAACTTAGGTGGTCATAGTTCATTTGGTATAAGCAGTGAACTTCCTTACAGTACTGCAGATACTCCTTTGTATTTGAAGAACTTAAGGACTGTTTATGTAGATGAACAGCAGGAAGAAGTCACAGAACTGTTTAATTGTTTAGATAACAATGATGTAATGCAGACTGAGACAACTTGTACGGTATATCTGGCAACAGATGCGAAAAACCAACCCACAGACATAGATACAGTAGTGGCAAATATTCAATTGGCAAGAAACGGTGTAACAGCCGCAACTAAGTCAAGTGAAGTCACTACTGAACTCGATGCTGATGTTATAACTTATAATATAGAATTTAACTTTATAACTGTTTAATATTAGGAGAAAAAGATGGCAGATGTAATCAATGTAAGTGCAGGCAGCCAGGCTATTTTAGCACTTAGTAATGTCGCAGGACTTAGTTCTGTAGCGGCAGACTCTAATGCTTTAATTGTGCCACAATTAACTGATATAACTGTAAACAATAGTACAGGTGTGTATAGGTTTAAGACCTTAGACAATACGGCAGAAAGTGCTGTAACAACACCAGCAACTAACCAAATCACAACAAACTTAATTGTGGATGAAACCACATTCTTTGGTGATGGTGCTAACCTCATCAATAGTGTAGTTGCAGACGGACTATTTGGTGCAAGTAAAAACAAAACCGAGATTTATTTCTCAATTGGTTTTGAAGGTGCAGACAGTGGAGACAGCATATTAACAGGTAAAGGCTTTATCTCAGGATTGGCCCCAACTGTAAATATGGATGCTCCAGTTTGGACTACTCCGGTAACTATTGAAGTATCCGGCGACTTTACAAAAGCAACACAGGCTTAGTAAATTAGGCTAAAAGCATAATAACATAGTGCCTTTCGTTAGAAGGGCACTATCTTTAGGAGTAACAATGCATAAAGTATTAAAATTATACAAAGACGGCGTATGGCAGGGTAATCCTGACAGAACTATTGTGCTGGATGGTGTAAAACACAATTTAGACGAATGGGCCGCAAGTAACAACATAGATTTACCAGATGCTAAGAAAAGCAAGAAAAAGGTAAATACAGATATAGATATAGAGGAAAAAGATAATGGAAGTTTGGAACAGGAACACCACGAAGGACATATTAAAGAGTCTGGAGAGTGAACTAGCAAAAGCAGTTAATGAACTTAACTGTGCAAGAAGAGATGTAGACAAAGCATCAAATCGTGTAGCATTTTGTTTAACAGGATTACACGAATTAAAACATAGAGATATAAAGGAGTAAGATATGAAAATAAGTGAACTATCACAAAAACCACAACTAATAAAAGTCACCATCAACAAGAAAGAACTTGTAGAAAAATACGGTGAAGAACTAGAATTTCATATATATGACAGACAATCAATTGAAGTGTTTACCAAATTGGCGAACGCAGATAAAGATATGACTGGAGTAACTGAAATGATTCAGGAAATGATTCTAGATGAAGCAGGTAATAAAGTCGTAGAAGACGGTAAAGTATTACCTTTAGATGTGTTAATGGAATGTGTTAAAGAAATATCAGAAAGGCTGGGAAAGTAACGACCCATACTCTTGAAGAAGGTACTGCGGAAACAAACTTAATACTGCTTTTAGATGCTATGGGTAGGCGATATAGTAAATTACCCAGCGAATTATTTCTTACAGCAGATACATTTGACTTAATGGTTATGGATTGTGCTATAACTTGGGAAAAGTATATACAGAGTAAAAACAATAACGAAGTAGATAGTAGTACACTTAACCAAGATGAACTATTACAACGATTAAACAGGGTAAGAAATGAAGGTTAATTCTAAAATATTTGAAAAAAGGATGAAAAAATTAAGCAAAGTGCCAGAAGAAACAATGATTAAAAGTTATCCTTTCTTAAGAAATAAGACACCTGTAAGAAGCGGAAACGCTCGTAATAGAACTAAGTTAAATAAATCAACTAATACTATTAAAAGTAACTATGGATACGCAGGCAAACTTGATGACGGATTCAGCAAACAAGCACCAAAAGGTTTCACAGACCCAACTATAGATTACATAGATAAAACAGTTGATCAATTAGTAGGTAGGGTATAATGGCTAGAGATATAAAAGTAGCATTAGAGTTAGATAGCAGACAGTTTGACAAAAACATCGCACAAAGTGAAGCAAAAGTCGACAAGTTTAGTAAAAACAGTAGTGCAGGAATAAACAGAGTAGGAACCGCTTTTGCGGCTTTAGGTGGTGCCGCACTAATAAAAAATATCGTAGAAGTAGGACAAACTTTTCAGGATTTACAAACCAGTTTGGATTTTGTTACAGGTAGTGCAGAAGCAGGTCAAGATGCATTTGATAATTTAACTTCTTTAGCAACACAAACACAATTTGGTGTTGAAGAGCTAGTGCAAACCTTTATAAGATTAAAAGGTGCTGGTATAGAACCCACAAATGATTTGTTACTTACATTTGCAGACACAGCCAGTTTAGCACAAGATCAATTAGGTGTATTAACATCTCTAACAGAATTATTTGCCAGAGGAGCAACCAAAGGTAAATTAGAATTAGAAGACTTTAATAAAATTGCAGAAAGAGGTGTTGATGTATTCAAACCTTTAACAAAAGAATTTGGTATGAGTATCCAAGAGATACAAAAATTAGCCCAAACTGCACAAGGACAAGAAAGATTATTTGCAGGCATACAAAAAGCATTAGATGATACCTATGGTGGTGCACTACAGGAAAAATTAAAAAACAGTAGTGTTGCATTTAGTAATCTAGAGATTGCGGCTAGAAGATTAGCAAATACCGTATTCAAAGAATTAGGTTTAGGTAGCACTAGTGCCATTAATGGTTTAACAGATGCTATCAATAAATTAGCAGACAACACAGAAGCAATTAAGACTTTTGGTAAAGTTCTTGCAGGGCTGTTAGGTGTGTTTTTGGCCTTCCGTGGTGTTAAAGGCATTACATCAATCATGAACAAGTTTGAAGACGGCTTAAAAAGTTTGTTAGGCCGTGCTCAAAAGGGTGGAAAATCATTTACAGGTCTTAGAGAAGCAATTAGAGGTTTAGGACTTAAAAGTGAAACAAGTAAATTAGATGGATTTAATAAAACATTAGGAAAAACAAATCCTAGTCTGTTAAAGTCTGCAAAAAATGCCTTTACATTTAGTGGAGGTTTAGCAACATTAGGTAAAACATTATTAAGAACTACAGGTTATGGTTTAGCGGCAGTCACAGCCTTTGAAGCGGTTAAGTTTGTTTTTCAGGCCATTAGAGGTCCAGCAGAAGAAGCCAAAGAAACATTTGAACAAATAGACAGAGTTGACATGGGCGGCATCAATGAGCAGTTATTCTTACAACAAGAAGCCGCAAGAATGGCCAAAGAAGAAATAGAAAGATTAAATGCAGAATACGACGAATTAACAGATAACGATACACTATTTGACATGTCTCCTCAAACACCTCTAGATATGTTAAAGGAATTTTCAGAAGAGATAGACAGAAGTAAAGGTGGTTTAGACGAATATAACAGATTAATGATTCTGTTAAATGGTTTGTTTGCAGATCCTCAAACAATAGCAGATATGGAAGAAAGACAATCTGCATTAGACGATCTTAACTCCAGTTATTCAGACTTATTCGATCCTTTAGATAAACTAAACGATGCAATAAATGACGGTGTAGATACACAAGAAGAATACAATGTATTACAAAAAGAATTAAACAGATTACAAGAACTAGGTATATTCACAACAGATGAACTTACAGAAGCACAAAAAAGGCTAAATGAAGCATTTGGGGATAATGTACAATTACAGGAATTTATATCTTCCTTAAATTCTGCAGTTGATACACTGAGTACAGGACTAGTAGATGCTTTTGAAAAAGGACAAAAAGCAGGTGATGTATTTAAGAACTTCTTTAGAGAATTAATCAATGATGCTATAGCACAAATACTTAAATTATATGTGTTCTTACCTATACTACAAGCATTAGGTTTCTCAGTAACAGGAGGAACAATTACAGGACTAAGTGGAGAGGGACTATTAGGATTCCTAAAACCAAAAGCCAGTGGAGGACCTGTAAGTGCTGGAGGCAGTTATTTGGTCGGGGAGAACGGACCCGAGATTTTGCGTATGGGATCACAAAGTGGTAGTATTATACCTAACAATCAAATAGGCGGTAGCACCCAAGTCACATACAACATAAATGCTGTAGATGCCAGATCTTTTCAACAATTAGTTGCAAGTGATCCTGAGTTTATATTTTCAGTAACAGAAGTTGGTAGAAGAAGAATACCAGGGAGACTATAATGAGTTATCAGACAATAGTAGATAATGCAACTTATATCACTATAGATACAAGAAGAATAACAGCACAGAGTGTAAGTCGTAGTGGTCACTATAAAACAGCAGAAAGATCACCAGCACCCTTTATGATAACAGTGGGTATGCATGACGGCTTAAAGTATAGTGAAAACAGAGCAGTTATACAGGATATCTATACTACAGGTAGAATAACAGAGAGTAATATAAGTCTCAATAATAATAGTGGTATGAACTACTTAACAGCATATCAAGGCAATATAGAATCAGCACAAATAAACAACATAACGGTAAATGGTGTATTTGGTGATGAAATATATGTGGATTGTAGTAGTGCAACAGGTAGTGGTAATTTATTTGAAAAAGGTGACTACATACAACCTAAAGGCAATACAGATACATACCGTTATCCTTACATAGTGACCAGTGATGTAGCATTTAGCACAGGTTCTAATATAACAATACCAGTACATAGACCTGTACTAAGCCAAACAGGCGTAGCACTTACAAGTGGTGGTATAAAAGTAGGAAATGATGTAAGATTTCAGTTAAAATGTATGGAGTTGCCCAGTTATAGTGTAGTTCCTTATGATTTAGTATCTTTTTCAGGTGATTTTGCATTTATAGAGGTTATAACTTAATGAGTACAAGTATACCAGCAGTTCAGGGCACTCATATATACCCTGTAACACTTATAGATTTAGATCTTAATGGTAATGTATACTATTTGACTGATGCTTATAAGCCGTATACAGTAGATAGCAATACTTATACAGAATTAGGTGCATTTCTAAGTGTAACAACTGTGGATGAGAACTTAAAAGCCACAAATGGTGATATTTCTATAGGTTTAGCAGGAATACCAAGCAATTCAACCGGTTCAGAAGTAAATTATATTCAACTTATACTGGATGAGCCCATAAAAGGCGGAAATGTAACACTAAAAAGAGCATTTATGGACACAGATACAATGGAATTGGATACTGCTAATGTTTATACTCGCTTTAAGGGTGTTATAACAAACTTTACAGTGGATGAACAATACAATTTTCTAACAAAAACAAACGATTATGGTGTCACAGTAAGTGTTGCAAGTATAAACACCATATTAGAAAGTAAAATAGTGGGTCAAAGAACAGATCCTGTTGATAGACAACGATTCTTTACAGATAAATCCTTTGATCGTATACCAGATTTATATTTAAGCACATTTGATTTTGGTAAAGAAGCCAGTTCAGGTGGTAACTACAGCGGTGGTGGAGGCGGTGGTGGCACCGGCGGAAATGACCGTACAAGAAATGTAAGACAAAGATGATAATAAGAAAAGCAATACAAACAGATTGGCCAGATATAAAAAGGCTAATGATAGATTTTGCAAATGCTAATCCTGTAGAGGACTTACAGCAACCTAAATACTCTGAGAAGCACACAGACGCTGTCTTACACACTTTATCAACACAAGGCGTTATGTTAGTAGCGGAAGACAATAATCGTGTAGTAGGTATGCTGTTAAGTTTAATACAAGGTGATATATGGCTACCACAAGTAAAAAGACTGCACGAAATAGCATGGTGGGTAGAAGAACAATATAGAAATACCACAGCAGGTGCTAGACTGTTAAAAGAATATATTTCTATAGGTATAGATTTGAAAGAAGCAGGTCACATAACAAACTTTACACTAACTACTTTAGCAACTACTCCGGATATGAAGTTGCAGGAAAGAGGTTGGCAAGCATGTGATTATAACTGGGTATGGAGAGGTAAGTAATGGCAATATTTTCAGCAATAGGAGCCGCAGTAGCAAGTGCATTTGGACTTACAGGTACATTTGCCACAGTAGCAGGTATAGGATTGAGCTTCGCAGGAACTGTGGTAGCAGGTGTTGTAGCCGCAGGATTAGGATATGCCACAGCAAAAGCATCAGGACTATACGACTTACCAAACATAGGCACAGGTGCTAATTTAGGTCCAGCACCCGGAGTAAAAGTTCAAGTAGCACCCAGTACAGATAACAAAATAGGAATACCTTATGGTAGGAACTTTATGGGAGGGCCTATAACAGATGCCGCCATAAGCAGAGACAATCAAACTATGCACTATTGTATAACATTAGGTGAAGCAGTAGAGGGTGCAACATATACAGTAAATGGCATTTACAAAAATGCTGGTGAAATAACATTTAATGGTAATACCTGTGTTAATATTATAGAACAAGATGGCAAAGTAAACAGTGATTTAGAAGGCGATATCCGTGTAAACATGTATGCACATAAGAGTGATGATGCAAATACTATCTTCCCTACAAGTGGACCCGGAGCAAATTATGGTGCGGCTAGAATTATGCCACACTGGGGAGTGCCTAACGAATACAACATGTCAGGACTATTGTTTGCAATAGTTAGTATAGATTATGATGCAGAAAACGGTTTAACAGCACTACCTCCTATGACATTCGATGTAACTTGTAGTGTAAGCAATCCAGGAGATGTTCTTATAGATTATCTTAACAATGACAGATATGGTGCTGGTTTAAGTAATGATTTAATTGATGTCAACAGTATAACAGGAGCCGCAAACACATCTCTAAAAGGTTATAGTGCAGAACAAGTAACATACACAAACAATGTAGGTGCAAATGTAACGCAGGATAGATATGCTATAAATGGTTATATATCCACAGCAAATGATGTAGCAACAAACATCAATAAGATATGTCAAGCAAGTGGTACTTTCTTTACATTCGATACCAAACAGGGTAAATTCAAGGTTATACCTAATAGGCCCACTGCAAGTACATTTAGTCTAAATGATGACAACATAGTAAGTAAAATAGCAGTCACAAGCACAGAATTATATAGTGTGTATAATGGTATAGAAGTAGTTTATGCAGACCAAAACAGAAGAGATCAAACAAATAGTGTTGTAATAGAAACACCTATAGCAGAAAGAAATCCAAATGAACCTGAAAATGTAGTAAAATACAGATTGGATTTAGTAAATGATAATATCAGAGCAGAAGCATTAGGAAATATAGATTTACATCAAGCTCGTAACAGTATGGTTGTGCAATTAGATACTGACTTTTCAGGTATGCAAATAGATGTAGGTGATGTTGTAGATGTAACAAATGAAGACTTCGGCTTTACAGCAAAAGAATTCCGTGTTATGAGAACACAGGAAAAAATAGACGAAGGCGGTATGATTACATGTGGACTTACACTATTAGAATACAATGATTCAGTTTATGTAACAAGTCAGCAAACAGAAACAGATGAAGAAGGTGGAAACATAGATATACCGGAAATACCACCAGTTATAATACCTCCACCAAACATATTCAGTTCTATTATTCCTGATGTAGATACATTTACAGTATCTCCTTCTGGAGGAACAGGTGCAGTATTCACAGTATTCAAAGATGTAGTATTTGCAAATTACAGAGCAGTATATAATACAACTCCAGGTTCAGGTTATAGTGTGGGAGATACTATTACAGTTGATGGAAAGTATTTGAGAGGACAGCCAGGAACACATAATTTAACATTTACAATCGATAATGTAGATGGTAGTGGAGGAGTGTTAAATCCAACAGGTAATGTGGCCGGTAATGCTATGGTGTTTGATGATAAAATATTTGGTAACTTTACCAGTAAGGAAAGCATAGGTAATATCGCAGTAGGTGGGCAAATAGAGGACAAGCCTGCAGATAAAACAAACTTATCAAATGCAAATACGATATCAGACTTAATCACAACTAGAGAATTAGACTTTACAGCAGGAACAGGTTTAGAACCTGGTGATTATTCATTTATGTCAGCAGGAGCACCTATAGCCGGACTAACTGCAAATGCCACAGCAAACTTTTCTTTTGTAGCAAATGTAAACATAGAATATGCTAATGGAACTGTACAAAATGAGAATTTTGGTGCATCAGCAGTAAATAATGACACAATACCTACTATAATGGAAGCAAACAAAAAGATAGTGATTGGTCCAGACCCAGTAGCAGGAAATGTTACACTACAGGGTCTAAATACAGCAGATACATTTGGTGGACAAAGAGGATTCTTTGGTATGCGATATGATATGTTAAGAATTACGAAAGGAGACATATTCTAATGAACAGGTATATACTATATCATACAGATACTGGCCATATAGAAAGTATTCTAAGTTTAACAGACAAAAGCAAACAAAAAATGTTAGATAAGAATCCTAATATAGCATTTATGCTGGGTAGTGTACCAGATGTAAACAAATACTGCGTAAATGTAGCCACAGACCCTCACACAATAGAATCTAAACCAGCAGTAGTACAGGATGTAGACGAATATATCAGAGATCTAAGAACAAAATTACTTAAAGCATCTGACTGGACGCAGGCTGTGGATTCTCCATTATCGGATAGTAAGAAAGCAGAGTGGCAAACTTATAGACAACAATTAAGAGATTGGCCAGCAACTAATACTGCTACAACAGTAGATTCAGTAGTTTGGCCTGTTAAACCGGAGTAATATATGAGTAACTCGTTAAAAAGAATAGGCTTCTTTAGAAACAGAGCACAACATCCTAATATGGATGGCATAGATTCTCCAACATTTGATATTACAGAAACAGTAAGTAACACGATTGTAACATACGATATAGATACAAATAAGCCAAATGCCACAATTTATTTTTCAACACAAGGAACTATAGTAGGTAATGACTTTACAGATAGTGCTTTATCAGGAAATATATCATTAGATGCTAATGGTAATGCAAGTTTAGTAAGAACGATATCTGCAAACAATATAGGACAATCAAAATTCTTTAATGTTAGTATAAGAACTAATTCTGTAACAGGAAATGCTGTATATACTGGAAATACAATAAGTGTTATAGACAATATACCTATAAGCAGTAATAACACTAATTACTTTAACAGTACTATTATAGCAAATGTAACAATAGGTAGTGATTTATACCGCATACAACAATATAGTGTAAACAGCACTATAAATGTTACACCAGGTTCAGGAACATATGATGCTAACATAGGTGTTATAGCCGTAGGCGGTGGTGGTGGTGGTGGTTACGGCACCTTTGGAACATCCGGCGGCGGTGGCGGAGGAGGAGGCGGAGTCTATTTCGCTAATTTAACTTTAGATGCTAATTTAACCACCAGTGTGGTTGCAAATATAGGTTCAGGCGGTGCTGTTGCATCATATGGTGGTAATACTACAATTGATTTATGGAATATAGATGCACATGGTGGTTTACCTGGAGGAAGTACATCAGGTGCTTCTGTAAGAGCAGGAGATGGCGGAGATACTGAGTATGGTAATATATTATCAGGTGGTGGTGGTAGCGGCGGATTATCATCAGCAAATGTTGTCTTCCCTTTTGGACATGGTGGTAATAGACCTTATTTTGGATATGCACAAAACGGTTATTTGCATGAAGGTTTTAGATATTTGGTTTATGAAAACAGGAATTACAATCCTGTAACACAATCTAGTGTAACACCTCCCGGAGGATCAGGAGCAATATTTAATGTATGGGTAAATAGAATTAAAGATACTGACGCAAACGCAAATGCGGCTACTTTTGAAGGATTGTTCTTAACTACAGACGGATACGGTGCTCCTAATAAAGGTTCTGGATATAATGTAGGAGATGTGATAGTTATAGACGGTGCAGACTTAGGAGGCACCAGTGGCGTAAATGATTTATCATATACAGTGGGTAATGTAGACGCAGGAGGCGGATTAGTTGGAATGCCTGGCTTCCCTACTTTCTTAATGAGCGAACCTCAAAATTATGATGTTGACTCTGTATCAGGTTTCACAAGTCCTTTTGACTTTAACTATGTAGATCCTAATTCAACCGGACACGATTCTATAGGTTCTAATACACAAAATATGTATTTTGGAGGAGGCGGTGGTTCTTCTCAGAATAATCTAAATGGTGGTATAACGCATACCGGAGTAGGATTTCAAGGATCAGGAGGTAAAGGAGAACACTTCCGTAATACAGGTGCTAACTCTGATATGTTCCCTACAGCAGGTGTAGGCGGTGCAGTACTTATAAGATACAGAGTGTTTGACGAATACAGATCTTTAGAAATATCTTAATTAGATAAATATAACAGTAATAAGCCTTATAGGCCTCAGTCTATAAGGAAGTTCCCACAGGAGGCGATATAATGAGCGGTAGAGTTCTAGATTTCAAAAGTTATGTTGGCGGTGCTGACAATGTAATTGTAGAAGAAATGTTCAAAAGCACACAAAAAGCATATACTTATGACTATGGTTTTGATGTAACAGATTATACATTTGAAGCAGATTATCAAACTATAGTTGTAGATACAATAAGTTACGATAGGGTATCAGGTGATCCTAACTTTACAGACTCCACCGTAGTTGGATATTTTGCAAATGCAGAAATAAACTCATCATTTATCAATAACACATCAGCGGCGTCAGGCCTAGTTACATTTACAATTCCTGCAGATAGGTATACAGGCAATGTTATACCAGATGCTCGTAGTAATGTTGCAATCACTGTAGTAAGATTTAGTTGGACTGATACAGGTGCTACACCTAATATAACAGATTCGCATAGATACGCAATAATTGAAAGATTTGAACCTGACTCTACAATAGGTAATCCTAGAGAATCAGCAGGTTTCACTTCTATAACATAGGAGTAAAACATGGCTAATGTACAATTAACATCTAATACATCAGTAATAACAGTTGATCAAAATAATAATACTATAGCGGTAACTCAAACACCTTCTAATATAACTATTGCAGAAATTAAAAATCCTTCTGCAGTAGAACAAATTAAAAGCAATGGTAATCAAAATGGTAATATTACACTTGATTTAGACTTAGGAACTATACAAACTTTAGTAGCAGACGGTAACATAACAGGAATAACACTAGATAATATAGTAGCAGGACAAACATGTACTATATTAATAACACAAGATTCATTAGGTGGTAGATATTTAGATACCACAACATTTACAAGCAATTGGACAGATTGGGAATTTGTAAATGACTTTACAACATTAGATACTACTGCAAATAATTGGAGTGTTATAAACTTATTCTATGATGGAAACAAATACTACGCCAGTTTAGTAGTAGATACTATAGTAGGTATACCTAATTCAGATCTAACAAATAGTAATATTATAATAAACAATACTACTACAAGTACAAATAAAACATTAGAATTAGGTGCAAATACTACTTTAAGTGCAGATGCAATAACAGAAGGTAATACAAATGTATTCTATACTGATGCAAGAAGCAGAGCGGCTTTAAGTAGCTCAACCATAGCCGCAAGTGGTGGCGGAACATTTGGATATGAACCTTCTACAGGTTTAATGAGGTTTGCACCAGCAGATTTATCATCAGTTATAGAATTAACAGATTTAAGTGTAACACAAAATTCTGCCAGTGGCGCAGGAACATTAGCATACAATAACCTCACAGGTGTATTTACTTATACACCACCAGACTTAACTACATTTGGTTTAACAAATGCACAGGCACAATCCTTTATACAAAGTAATGGATTGACAATGACAGCCGATATTACAAGTAATTCACTTATAAGCACAACTGGTAATTTAACTACAACAGGAATACTAAATGTAGGCAGTGGTGCCGCTCAAACACATAACTTTACAGGTAACATAAATGTTACAGGTAATATAGAAGTAGCCGGCAACTTAAATTACAGAAATGTAGAAGATTTATATGTAAGAGATCAAACCATTACACTAAATGCTAATGCAACTACAAATTCACAAGTAGATATAATATCAAATAGGCCAGAAAGTACATATGATGCTAAATTAATATGGGACGAACAACAAGATAAGTGGAAATTCGATAACGGTGACAGTACCGAACACGATATGCTTACAAATAGTGCCGCAAGAGCTCTAGTAAGTGTAACACAAAATTCTGCAAGTGGTAATGGAACACTAAGTTATGATAATGGAACAGGTGTGTTTACATATACACCACCTGATTTATCAGCCGCAGGCTTAACAAACGCCCAAGTACAAGCCTTTATACAAACAAATGGCTTAGCAATGACAAACACTATTACCAGTGATGCACTTATAAGCACAACAGGTAATTTACAAGTAAATCCAGATACCCTAGTAGGTGGACTTAAAGGCTTTACATTTGATGCCACAACAAACCGTTTAGGATTAGGAACAACTACTCCTACAGCGGCCATTGACATAGTCAGTGATGGAGATATTGACAGTCAGATCTTTATGCAAGAACACAGAGATTCTAGTTCTGGTAATGATATAAGATTCTATAAATCCAGAGGTTCTTTAGCATCACCTACAGCAGTATCCTCAGGTGACAGAATAGCAGAAAGACTGGTATATGGTTATGATGGCACAGGTTATACTAACCATATGAGAGAAGCATTCTTTGTGGACAGCACAATACCAGTATCCTCAGGCATAATGCATATAGGTTGGGAACTTAAAGGAGAACTAGACGGAACCGGTATAGCAAGTTCCTTAATGAAATTAAGAGGTAACGGTGCTTTACAAATAGGTG